TTAGAAAGAACCTTGGTATGCAATAACAGCACCACTTGCAAGCGTCAGTGCAGTCCATTGACCGAATATGGTCATACCCTGTGGAAACGTATTTCCGGTATCTACGTCATTGCCGCTTCCACTTCCAGTAGCTATAAAGGAAGTATCGTTTGGTGTTAATGTCGTGAATGTGGAATCTTCAAGAAATTGAATTGCTACAATCTTGTAACCCGATCTTACCGTTGTGCCATCCTCGAAGAAAGCACCCGCCTGACCAAGTGCGATGTTTTGAGCTTCACTTGTTGAATATTGAGTATATGATGCCATCTATTTTTTCTCCTTTTTTTTAAGTTTAGCTTTGAGTTTAGCTTTGAGTTTGGGTTTGGGCTGTGCAACAATAGACCCTTCTGGGTTTCTTCTGTCTGATACCTTTACATATCCTTTAGCCTTTAATTCTTTAATTTGTTGGATCACATCCTTGTGGTCGTCCTGATCTGGAATCCTTTTAACCCTTTTGTCTTTTTTATACCAATACTGAGCCATTTCATCTCCTTAGTTTTATATGGGGGAGGGCGGTTGCCCACCCCCACATAATTACTTACCGGTTACGATTAGTTATTCACAAACCTATAACCACGCTTATTAGAACCACTATCAATCAACACCGTTCCGTATAGAAGGTCAGCGACGACCTTAGTGCCAAGAGCGTCTATCGAATACTCGCTCTGAACTCTTACGTCTTGCTGTACCGCTACCGCTGCTGCAGACTTATGAAAAATAGCTCCACAACAAACTGATCCACCAGTTGAAATGGTGTTGGACATATAGACGTTGATACCGTGTAACTTGCCTATAAATCCTTTTGATGATCCACCTTCATTCAGGACGCTTGTATTACCACCTGCGTCTGCTCTCCAGAAGTACTTAGAGATTCCATTTGCCGGGTCTAAGATGTCAGCCATCATAGTTGGATTAACCACCAATGAACAATCGCCGTCCATGTAGGGAACATCATTTTCCCCTAAACTGGCTAATGCAGCTTGCCAATCCGACGCTTGAAGGTTATCATCGCCACTTCCGAGTGCTACGCTCACATTCAAACCGTCAAGGTCATCCCAAATATCCGCATCAAGCTGTCGTGCTAAAGCCTCGCCGAACATTTTGGCATACTTAGAAACCAAGTCAGCTTCAGATTGAATCATAAGCACATCTTCAAAAAGCATGGCATTATAATAATGATCTGAAATAGTAAGTGAACTTTCCGTTGTTGCAGTTGCATCGTAGGTCACTAATGTATCGGCTGATTTAGAGGTTGCCGATGTTAAGTCAATTTGAGGTATGTGTACGGTATCACCGAAACCCTTACCTTTAATCAACGCAGAATAATCTTCAACTAAACCTCTGAAGACCGTTCCTCTTGAAAAGAATTTATAGATGCCGTCAGCCCATAACTCTGGCACGAAGTCATCCGCACTTGAGGTTGTATGAGCAGCACCTAACATTCCACCTGTTATTGCCATTTGTAACTCCTATTTTTTTCTAAAAGAATCCACTATCCCCGACCAATTCCTTCTCTTTTCCGTAGAACTTAATTCTGTCCAATCACCTATATTAGGATCAAGACCAATCATCGGATTAGAGTTATTGACGTTTGGGATTTTGGATTTTGAAGTAAATTTATCGATATGAACTTCCAGCTTATCAAGCGAAAGTCCATCATACGTTCCACGATCCTCTTCAGGCAACTTTGATAATAACGACTCACGCCGAGATGCCTGATATTCGTCAAAAGCCTGTGCCTTCGTTTCAGCAGCTTCAAGCTTGGATGTCATGTCGATCATGATTTTTTCATAATCGCCTTTTGCCTCCATCTCTTTCAGCTTCCTATCTTCAGCTTGCCTCTTGATTTCAGAATTTCTTGAATCAAGTTGTGATTTCAACTCTCTTCGTTCGTCATTCACCTCCTTGAATCGTGCGTAAGGTACGTGATCGACGGGCTGCTTTTCTTCGCCAGCAGTTGTAGCGGTGTCCTGTTTTGCGTCCTGGACTTCGACTTTCTCTTCTGTCATTTTAACCTCTCGTTTGAGTTGTCAGCTTCCCTTACCGATTTAACGGTCTTGTAAATTTTGTTCATCTTCTGGTTCAAATCTTATTTCTTTTTTACGTTGTTTATTGCGTTCTATTTTTTCTTTTTTATACTTTTGTAAGGACATTTCCTCGTCCTTAAATATTTTGGCGAAATCCATCATTATATTTGTTCCATTTGAATAAATAAAATACCATCAGATGTTTCATCCATCCCTGCAAACCTATATTTATTTCCACCCCCCAGTATTGTTTCTAATTGAGATTCATAGGTTTCATTCAGTGCGGTTTTATTTATATCTAACCCCCGTAATGTTTGTCCCTTTTTGCTTGTGAACACCATTACAATCTGTTTATTTTCAGATGCAAATGGAGATATTTCCGATCTTCTCCACCTTGAATAATCTTCAGCTAATTCTAAATTAGCAGTAAATGATTGAAGTTCGTGTCCTTCAGGGAAAACAAAATCACTGCTTTTTAGACCGTTGACAAAGTCATCAACATCTTTATTCTTTAAAGCTAAACCTCTATACAATTCGGTGTGTTCTGTAATCCCACTGTCCACCTTGTGGATCACCCACTGTTTCGTAGGGTCAGATTTGGGTAATTTTTTGAAATCATCTAAATTGTTTTGATAACTAAACAGCACATTTTTTTTCTGAATCTTTGTAATCCCTACCCCACCTCTCACCAACGGCTTATCAAGGTTCTCGCCTTTATAATCAGCTGCAATTAGTTGACATTGACAACTTTGTTGGCATACAGAGAAGCCAGATTGTGGTTTACCAACAGTCCTCCAGTATTCCATTGTTCCTGTTTCCCCAAGTCTCCTTTCACAATCAGGGCAAGGCTTGGCTGATACAGTTACCCATTGAAATTCCTTTACACCCTTATCAAGGAATCTTCCTTCACTTCCATTACTTCCTGCCATGCTAACACCGCTTTTAACCGTGTTCTTCACCTGATTACGGTAGTTTCCGAAGATGCGACCACCTGTAGTAAGGTCTGACATTAATGTGGCACTAATCGCCGAATCAGTCATTCCGCTTGATCTCATAGATGTTACAATTCCCTGCAAATCCAGAGTAGTCTGTGCAGCCACATTTGATAATTGGTTTCCTAATACGATTGACATATCAGGCACGTCTCAATTCCTGTTCAATTCGCAATTCCATAGCTTTATATGCCCTCTTTTCAGCCGTCTTTGATATACCGAACCATTCACGCTTTGGTAGATTCCCACCACCTTTTTGATGATACACACCAATGTCTTTACGTTTCTTCGCTGGGATAATCTCAACAACCTGGCGTGTTTTGTTTGCCCTTTTGCCTTTAGGTACATAAGCTTTCTTCATTGTTCCAGTTGCAAATAAGGCTGTGCGTGGCGATGAATACCCCTTCTTCCGTTTATCTGCTATTGTATCGGGCTGTAGCTTTGCCATTGGTGAGCCTGTAATATCTCGTCCATATTTGATTCCGTTTTCTATATCTAATACAACAACATCCGCTGCTTCGTTCAACTCACGGCTCAAATCCAAATTGATCTTTCCTAAATCGAAATTCTTTGTAACAGTTACACTCATATTTTCTTCAATATTTTATCAGCAAACTTCACGCCTTCTTTGTGTGCAGTCTCCACTTCGTCTATATGTTCTTTCAGGAAGGCATCACCAAGAGCCAATAGGTACTCTTCAGGGTCTTTTAATAGATCATCCATATTAATAGCAGCTAATATATTATCAGCATCATCTACGACTGTTTCCCGAAGATCATCTAATTTATCTAAATAGTTATGAACCAACTGTGCCAAGTTTTCTTAATCCTTCAAATGCTGGTTGGGTTGGCTTCTGTGCTTCCGCTTCTACCTTCTTGCTCTCGTCAACTTTGTTTAGCTTTGATTCCAGGTCTTCATCCGATATATCTGGATTGAAGTGCCTGACTAAA